TAAAAGAGCACTACCTGCTAAAGAACCTAGTATGGGTGCAAGAAAAGGTAAGAATGCCTCAGGCTGACCAGTATCAGGATTAATTGTTAAAGGCATAACTTGTGATAAACCTGCTACTTCCATAGGATTTACATGCATCAACATAGAATCGCCAAAGCGACCCTTACTTGCTATATTTTTAACTTGGTCTTTTATATCCATATTTATCTTTCCTCTGTAGTTTCACAACCAAATACATTAAAACTCATATCTACTGCACTGGTATATACCTTTAGTACATCTGTTTGATTTAAAGTTATACCAATGACAATAGTAAACGAATCGTTGGCTGCCACTGATTTATCGTAAAATAAAAATTGTTTATCATCTGCACCTGCACCTCCCACATGCACACTTAATCTAAATGTTATCGCAGAACCTGTTCTATTAGCTGCAACTATAGAACTTATAGTTGTTTGTGTTTTATCAGGCACTGTATATAAAACAGTAGTTGTGGTAGCTGCTGGGTCTAGCTGTCCTAATACTTTTAGACTATCAGCCATGTTTTACACCCATTAATAAAAATTGATGTCTGCGTATAGCTTTACTAACAACTGACTGTTGCATACCTTTTAGTGTTCCTATCTCTGCATTTATATCTTGAAATGTTTGTTCTATAGTTCTTCTTGTTATAGCCTCATTATTTTCATCATACTCTTGGCTAGCTATTGGTAAAGGTATATTAGATTTTTCTGCCATTATCTTTTACCATCTTGTCTAAGTTCTAGTCTTAAATCACCTAATCGCCAACCAAAATTATCTGCAGTATTTTCTATTCTAATAGCACTTTGTCTAGTTCTTGCTCTTGTATTAGTAAATGTAGAGTTAGGTGTGACTGCTACAGTTTGTAGTGTAGATAAAGTTTCTAATGGATAGTTCCTGCCTTTTATAACAAAGTTTACTGTATTAGCTGTATCTGTAGAGCCTCTATATTCTAAATCAGGTATCAGTTTAGATATAAACATAAACTTTTCGCCATCAGGGTCTAAATCAAAATCAGATGATTCTATAAATGCAGTAAAGTTTGAACCATCTGCACTATGTCCAAACTCATGATTATATAAATAATTTATATTAGTATCATCTATCTTACCTGCTGCTATAGGATAATTTAATATATATGCAGGATTCCAAGCTGTTCTTGTAAATCCATCATCAGTTGTGCCTATACTCCAAGACTGTTCCAAATAATTATAAATTACATAACGATTTATTTCTTGAGAAGAACTACTAGGATAAAACCAAATAACCTCATTATGTGTTGGTATTGCAGCAGAAAAAACTTTATATGATTGCGTATAATTAAAATCACTAAATACATGATCTAATACAGAGCATGGCAATCTTTTAGCACTACCACTGTATTGATAAAACGCACCATTATCCATAAAGTAAACTACATTACCTGCAGTAGTTGCAGCATTAGGAGATATCATAGACATACCTGTTGCTACTTCATTAAATGAGAATATAAATGGTGCACCAACAAATCTCATGGATACTATACCAACATCTGTCCATATCAGTATCTCTTGTCTAGTTCTTAATGCACCTACAATCGTACTACCAGTAGAAAGTTGCACACCGCCTGCAGAGTTTGTAGCTGTTGGTGTCCAATCTACTGCACTTTCTGCGTCTGAAAATCGAACTAACATAGGATCAATATTTGATGAACCAATAGGATTACAACCAAAAGCTATAACATGTCTATCTATATCTGACATCATTATTTGAAAAACTGCTGTCGGAACATTACTTGCACCTGCTCTACTACTTGCAGCTACTGCTCTAGTTGATACTCCTGAAGATTCATCCCAATAATATATTGTTCCATATCTTGGTGCTGCTATCGTATCATCGCCAAAGTTGTCTATACTCCACAGTCTTAAATTATTTGTTAGTGATAATGCTGGTGATTCACCCCAACCTCCACTACCCCATGCACCTGAACCAAACCCACTATATGGTACATAGAAATCTAATCCTGTATTTATTTGATATACAGCAACAGTGCTTGAACCGCCATTACCTGTATCACTAGAATTTGCTAATACAGCATTACCGCTAGTATCTTTTGCCTCTATTGTGTATGAGTTAGCATTAACTATGGTATCTATTTGATACTCTTGATTTAATACTGTTGCAGTAATATTACCACCCAAACTTGTAGCACTACTAAATGTCACAAAATCACCTTTAACTGCATCGTGTCCATTCTCAGTGACAGTTATAGTTGCATCATCGTCACCAACTTTTGCAAAGGTTGCATCACCTGCACCAGTAGTAAGTCTTATAGGGGTTATGTCATTAAATGTTGTGCCTTCTTGAGCATATAACTTTTGATGTGTTCCTAAAATATTATACTGAGATTGTTCTGCATCTTTGTAGGTATGTATCTTTCTACAAGTGCCAATAAAAGAATTGCTAGTATTCTTTTCCCAACCACCTATTCTTTCAGGTCTTCCTTTTCTAAATCTAACTTTATCTGCATCAAACCAACCACCCTCATTAGAGTAGTTTGTTCCCTCTTTATTAATTCCTGGTCTGAATACAAATTTAGCAAATGGCATTATATTTCTGTCCAGTCTTTACCTTGAAACAAAAGTGACTCTGCCTCTCTTCTTCTAACTAAACCCTGTAATACTTTACCACCAGCTTTATTCCATCTTTTTATTTCATGTGGAACATCTTGATATTCTTTATTATTTAATTTTTTTAACATAGTGCTTTCGTTTAAGTTAGTTGGTCCTAAGTTGTAAGTCCATGCTACAAGTGCATCAAACTCACATTGTTTTAAAGTGACATCTACTGCTTTTTCAACATATTCACAATATTCATCAAGTTCATTTAATAACATATTGTCTGCTTGTTCTTTAGATATTGTCATACCTTCTTTTATATTTTTAGTATGACCATAACCAATAGTCCAAACTCCTACTGCATCTTGATAAGATTCTAGTTCACATCCCTCAAATTTTTTAATTAAAGATATGCCTTCATTTGATATATTCATTTACTTCCCCTCCTTTGTAGTCACTTCTCTATAATAAACAACTACATCTTTTAATTCTGTTATATATCTTTTTATTTCCTGCATGTTATATGCCATAACCTCATAATCAGGAATAGTCATAGCTAAAAAAACAGCTTCGCCTTCTTGTTTTTCTATCCTAGCTAATTGTTCTTCCCAGTTATCAGGAGTTATAGCAATCCATTGAGGTTGTTTTAAGTCTATCTCTCTCGGCATAATAGGTTGTACTATTGTCCGATTGATAGGTTTGGAAGTTATTTGTATAGGCTTAGTTGGTAGAAGACTGCAACTGTAAACCATCATCAAGGTCATCAATAGTAATACTGATTTGCTCGATATCTTCCATAATGTGTTTTGTACCATTATTTATTTTCCTTTCCATTTCTACAGGATCACTTAATATTTTTGCAGTTAATTCATAATTTTGTATAAACTGTGTATATCTATTAAGCTCTCTCTGTGCTGCTTGACTTTTTATAGTAAGGTCTTTTAATTGTTTTGTTTGTAATTCAAACTCTTTTTCTAAAGATTTAATTGTATTTTCTTGCATAGTGATAGCATTCTCAAGAGCAGAATTATTTGCAACAAGTATTTGATTTTGACTATAAAAATAATATGTTGCAATTATAAGAACACCAATAACACCTAAAAAAATTTTACTCACCCTGCTAATGGATTTTTATTATTATCTTTTATTTCGTCTATCTGTTTATCTAGACTTTGTAAATCAGCCTTAATAGTGGCTATATCAGTTTTTATTTCAGTGACATCAGGAACTTCAATATTATCTATTTCTTTTTCTAAAAACTGGACAGATGTTTCTATTGAAGCAAAGCGTTCTTCGATAATTTTCATTTCATCTTCAGCTTTATCTACTCCACCAATCTTAGCCTCAAGATTTTCTAATCTATTTACATAAGTAGCACCTGTATAACCAAAGCCAGCTAGTGTGCCTACTATTGATACTAAAGCTATTATTTGTGCTGTTTTACTTTGAAACCAATCCATACTTATCTCCAAATCTTAGGCTCATTATCAATCATGCTTTGTAAGTTATTTATATTTTGACTCGCATAATTATAAAAAGCATTTATATTGTCATCTATTTTAGCAGAGGTGTATATATCTTGAGAAGTGTACCAACTACTAGCATCAGGAATATTATATTGAGTATAGTTATTAAATTGTGGAACATATCCTATCAAGGCAACTAATCCTGATTCATCACTATATTCACCTGTAGCTTGCTGTTCTTCCTGCATTTCTTCTTGTTGTGCCTCTATATTTTGAGCAATAATTTGATCTGCTATTTGGTCAGCTTCTGATTGTGTCATAACACCACTTAATGCTGTATCAATTTCACCTTGTACATTTTGAACTTGTACATCTGCCATTACAACCTCTGCACTACCATCAACAGTATTCATAGGAGTTATACTCATACTTACACCACCTACCTCAGAACTCATAGACAACACCTGATTATTTTGTGCATTGGCACTAGCTATTTGATCTGAAATACTTGGTGAGCTTGATGTGCTTATACCTCCGCTAGATGAAGATGTAGAGCTTTGATTAGATATATTTAAACTATTGCTGCTGCCTGAAGAAAAAGATTGACCAGTTAATGTTCCTGTATTTACACTAGCAGATGCAGTTTTTAAAGCATTCTTAACAATATTTAACGCTGCAACTTTTAGAGATTTATTACTCGCAGCAGGATCATTTTCTATTATTTCTATCTCTTCTACTAATTCATCTTCTATATCTTCTACAAGTTCTTCTTCAGCCTCAGCTAATCTTTCTTCTTCTAACTCTTCAAACACTTCTTCTAATTCTTCAAAGACATCTTCGACTGCCTCTTCTTCAAATATCTCCTCTCTAAATTCTTCTTGAGGTTCATCATTATCTGCTACCCTTTCCTCTCTATGATTATCTTGATGTTCTCTTCTTTCTTCTTCATACCATTCATCAAGTTCTTCTATCGTATTTATAACTAGAAAGTTTTCAGGTTCTGTAAAATCTTCTACAAATAAAGTTTCTTGTAAAATAAATTGTTCTACAAAAATATCTTCTTGAGGTAAAAAATCATCATGTCTATGAAAATCATCTACAAAAGGTAAAGGCTCAGGCTCAAAAAATATAATTAAGTCTTCTACCTCATTGTCAAAATATTCATGTAATTCTTCATGATGAAACTCTTCAAAAGGTGGAAACATTTCTTCTTCAAATACTTCTATAACAGTGAACTCTGGCTCATGTCTGCCTCCTTGATGTTCTTCTATAAATATACCTGTAGCAAATTGTTCTTGTTCATCTATAAAACCATAGTTAACAGACTCTTCATTAAAGAAAGCAACTGACTCTTCTTGTCTATATCCAGCACAAAAAGGTGCATATTGTGGGTCTTCATCACATTGTTGTCTATCATAAGCCTGCCAGTAGTTAGGACATGACTGACTATAAAGCTGACTTATATTGCATTGTTGATTTAAAAAAGCATCTGCATATCCTGCACAACTGCTATTATTTAAAGGATCAGAACAATCAATACCATTACCACTACCCACTCCGTATAAACTACCACCACCCTCAAGCAAGGTATTAGAAGATGTAT